GAGATAAAATTTTTAAGGATTAAATCATGTGGATAAATCCAAAAGAAATGTCGGAGATAATGTATAATCTTTGTCTTGAAGAAGATAAAGAAGAATATTGGAGTTTAATTACTGAATCTGAATGGGCTTATTATTATTGTCTGGATATTAAAGATCGACCAGAAATTAGAAAACATATTACTAAATCAGATTATGCTTATTATTATTGTAAAAATATTAAAGATCGACCAGAGATGAGAAAATTTATTACTGAATCTTATGATGTTTATTTGTATTGTCGAGATATAAAAGATCGTCCAGAGATGAGAAAATATATTACTAATTCTAGGTGGGCTTATTTGTATTGTCGAGATATTAAAGATCGTCCAGAAATAAGAAAGAATATTACTGAATCAGATTATGCTTATTATTATTGTCAAAATATTAAAGATCGTCCAGAAATAAGAAAATTTATTACTGAATCTAGGTGGCCTTATTTGTATTGTAAAAATATTAAAGATCGTCCAGAAATAAGAAAGAATATTACTGAATCAGATTATGCTTATTATTATTGTCAAAATATTAAAGATCGTCCAGAGATGAGAAAATATATTACTAATTCTAGGTGGGCTTATTTGTATTGTAAAAATATTAAAGATCGTCCAGAAATAAGAAAGAATATTACTGAATCAATAGATGCTTATCATTATTGTAAAAATATTAAAGATCGTCCAGAAATAAGAAAATTGATATTGTAAATTAAGTTTTATAGGAGAATTAATAATGGAGAATAAAATACATATAGTAAATTGGCTTTTGACAAGAAAATGTAATTTAAATTGTTCATATTGTGCAATCACAAAAAATTATAAAAATAAACCAGCAGAATATCCTAATATGAAATATTATATTGAAAATGAAATGTCAACTGAATATATTATTGAAGGATTAAAGAAACTCAAAAAACATAATCCAGATTGTTTTCATATATTTTATGGAGGAGAACCTTTTTTAAGATCAGACCTTCCAGAAATAATAAATTATTGTAATAAAAAGAATATTCATTATACAATAATTACAAATAATTCTCCTGGAATTCAAGATTCAATTGAAACTCTTTTATCAAGTGTTGATTATATACAAGGATTGACAAGTTCTATTGATCCATTATATAAAGATAAAAATACAGATCAATCTAAAAAAAGTTATTATGGAATGTCTCAATTAATATCACTTCGCCCGTATATAAAAGATTTAGTAGCAGAAATGACAATTTCAAACGAAAATGTTAAATATTTATATCAAACAGTTAAAGAACTCAGCGAACATAATATTAATACAGATATTACATTTATAGATATTTCTAAAAGTCCATATTATGATTTTTCAAATATTACTGATAAAAATTTATTAGTTCATAATTCAGATATTCTTAAAGAACAATTGCAATTAATAAGAAATGATAAATTAGATGCTCATATGTTAGGAATTCATATGGATAAAGTTTTAGAAATTCTTCCATCAAATTTAGATTGTAAAATAGAAAATAATTTACATAATATTACAATTGATGCTGATGGATCTATAAGACTTTGTTTAAGAATTAGAGGAGTAAATACTCCAAAATATATAAAATTGAATAATCGTTTATTTGATAAAAATATGCAAATTATACAATTTGCAAAATCGTCAATTATATTAGATAAAATAAAATTCTGCAGAAAATGTAATTGGACTTGTATGGGAATGTCAAATTTAATTTCAAAAGGAAAAAGTAATATTAATGAACTTGCACATTTAGAAAAGAGGAGAAAATAAATGCCAAAAGATATTATTGATGATGTTATAGAATTTTGGGAAAAAATTCGAAGTGTAGAAGAAGTAATAATAAAATTTATAAAAAAAGATGGTACAATTCGTATTATGAATTGTACTTTAGATTTTAAAAGAATTCCAAGAGCTGATAAACCTAAAAATATAAATATTCCTAAAATTTTAAAATTAGTAAAAAAAGCTAAAATTGTTCATGTTTATGATCTTGAAAAAAGAGGTTGGAGATCAATACCTTTTAATAATGTTGATTGGCTTCAAACTCCAGATCGAACTCGTTATTCTATAAAAAAATAATTTAAAGGAGAATTAATTAAATGGGAATTATTGAACAACTTTTAAAAGAAATTGAAAGTAGTGAATTAGATGAACAAGTTATAGAATTATGTGATAAAATTATGAAAGAAGAGCAGCTTAATACAAAATATTCAGAATATATTCCTCAAGGTGCTAATATATTTTTATCTTTAGAAGTTCCAGAAATTTCAAAGAATAAAATTTCTTTTTTAAGTCTTGAAAGAGAATATAAGGAAAAATATATTATATCATTATGGACTGGGTTTTCTGAAAATCTTGTTATTGGTAATGAAAAAGTTAAAAGAATACAAACATGGAATATTGATAAATTTGATTCTGCTCCAAAAATATTAAGAGAATATGCGAAAGTTATGAAATATCTAAAAGGAGAATAAAAAAAATGCATGACTTAAAAGAAATAAGAATAGATAATAATTGTACATCTTTATTAATTTCTAAAATAACTCAAAATGATAAAAAAGATACAATTCCAATGATAAGAGATTGTATTAAATCAACTAAAGGTTTTTTAGGGAGAATTCAAGAAAAATTAAAAATGAAAAGTGGTGATGTAATACTCCCTTTAAATTGCAGATATTCAAAATATTATTCAGATGGTTCAAAAATGGTTATACTTGAAGACCAACCAAGAGTAAGAACAATTTTAGTTGATTTAAGTATGGAATATGTTATTGAAAAATTAAAATTATCAGGTCATTTAGAAAAATATGGTTTTAAAAATTTCTTAAAAGAAAATAAAAAACCATATAGATTTTTATTGTCATTTCCATATATTGTTTATATTATAGTTTTAAATCCAGAAAATCAATTAATTCGTTTAGAAGTTTTCTTTCGATTATCACCTATATCAAGCAAAGCAGACTATTTATTAAATGCTAATTTGTTAAATATAAGTTCAAAACAAACAGTATGTCTTGGTGTATTCGACCAACCATCTAACATAACATTAATTGAATCATGTGATAATATTTTATTGAAATTTTGGTCTGCTATTTTTAATAATGATTATATATCCCATGTTGAAAAATATGCACAAAAAAATAATGAAGTTAGTGATTATTTAACATGGGAGTATAATACTAAAAAAGATCCAATGTTTATATTTGATGTTTCATGGATTCCCCATTTTTATACTTTAAGTCGAGAAATATGTGAAATAGAAAATAATATAAATTTATGCAATGATTCATTTAATTTTTATTCTCTTGAAAAAATTTTCACAAGACTTTATAAAATTGATGAAAAAGAAGATAAAAAAGAAGATAAAAAAGAATTATATGAAAATATATGTGAATCAGTAGCTTTTGAAAATGGAGTATTATCAATTGGTGATTCTTTTATACTTAATAAAAAAGAATTTTTTATAGAAACATTTATTGGTAATGATGCATTATCCGATCCATTATATGTCAAAGTTGAAGATTCTGAACATAATTTTTCAAAATTAAAAATAGATAGAATCTTCAAATCAAATATTAATCAATTTTTAGAAAATCAAAATCAAATAGATTTTATTAAATTAAAAAATAATATTATTGTCAAAAAAGGAGATATATTAATAGTTGATTTTCCATTTAAAGGTTATAAACGAGTAAATAAAATTAAAAAAGCAAGAGATGGTGAATTTGAAATTATTCTAAATAATGATAATTATTTAGCTAAAAATTTAGAAGCTACTATTTTTGATAATAAAAATCCAAAATTTCAAAATATAAAATTAAAGAAAAATGAAATTTATATATTAGAAAATAATAATTATAAATTAGTAGTTACAAACTATATAAAAGCTACATTTATTGAGTGTAATATAAGTATACAAAATAAAATCATATTAACATTTAAAGATAATAATAATAATAATAAAATTCGTATACCATTATTTGATAGTACTAATTTTATAATTCATAAAATAACAGATTGTAAATTATGTCCTCGTATTTTTAGAATCGGTGCGAAATTATTTTTGAATGATAAACAAAAAAGTTTTATAACTAAAACTAAATTTTTAAGAAATGAAATTTTACAGAATCCATCATTAGAAGAAGTTTTCAAATTTTGCATAGATTCCTCAAATAAAAAATTTAAAGTTACAAGTTTTGATAATGAAATAAATTTTAAAATTGGAGATCAAGTTGTAAAAGCAGATTGGGAAAATCCAACAAACATGTTTAATATTCAAACAATTGATAAATTTTATTTTAATAAAACAGAAGATATTATTGAAATACATTTAAAAAATAAAAAGGGAGAAATAGAACATATTCCCTATATTCGAAAAAATAAACAATTTATAGATATTGAAATAAATATAGGAGTTATAAGAAAAATTCAAACAGAATATAAAGGAATTGTATCAGGAACAAAAATAAGAGCTAATAAATCTCAAATTTCAAATTTTCCTAAAAAAGATATTAACATTATTATTGGATTTTTAATAGATACTGGAGGAGAACCTTTAGTTCTTTGTTCTAATTGTTGTACTTTATGGTATAGTGATTTAAAAACTAATTTTGAATTAATTCAAAATGATTCACTTAAATGGAAAAAATTAAAACATGCTCCGATTAATCTGTCTAAAATTAAATTTCAACCTGGAGATTTTATTTCTATTGAGGGAGATAGTTTTTTAGATAGTATATTATATATTTATTATAATAATATTTTACAAATAGAAAAAATCAGAAATTTTATAAGAGGAAATAATTATAATTCAAATTTTCAAAAACATCCTTATTATCATCATGGTTTTATTACTCCAAGATATACTAAAAAACAACAAACAATATGTCAAAAATTTTCAGGATTTCCAAATTTTCATGGGATGTATACAAAAAATAATTCATCAAATTTTTCATTCAAACAAGATAGGGAGATAAATATCAGAAATGTTTAAAATATTTATTAATGATGGAAATCAAGAAATTCCTAAAGACGATATTTTTTATATAGTTTCTAAAGAGGGGATATTTTTAAAAAAGAAATTAGGATTATTAGAAAGTATTACCCCAGTTAATCAAATTTCAATTTTGAATAATTTAAATATAGTTTCTAAAGCTAAAATGAATATTCCTAAAATATCAACAATTAAATTTCTTAAAATTATTACTTTTTTTAGAAAAGTTTATGAACTTTATAAAGGGGAGGCAATTGTATTAATTTATTATAATGAATTGTCTAAAAAATTTAAATTATATGCTCCTACCCAAACTGTTTCTTCATGTTCATTAGACTATTCTATAAATAATATTCCTAATTATAATTTAATAGGAGATATTCATAGTCACGGATCATTATCAGCTTTTCATTCTGGAGTTGATAGTCATGATGAAAAAGAATTTGATGGTTTACATATTACTCTTGGAAATATTAATAATTCTGATTTATCATTTAGTATTTCATCATCTATTGTAATTAATGGGTCAAGATTTATTACAGAACCAGGAGAATATATTCAAGGTATTGTTCAATTTAATAAAGATGGTATTTTTTATATAGTTGAATCTTCAAATATTATAAAAGCTAAATTTAATAAAAAATGGTTAAAAAATGTTTCTAAAAAAGAAATATTACCAATTAATATTAATAGTTTTGATTTTTCAAGAATAAGGAATCAAAAAATAATCGATTCATTGTCATTTGGTAGTGACAATAATAATAATACTGATGATGATTTTAATCCATGTAAAGAATGTGTTTTTAAAGATTATAAAATTGATTTAATGCTTGAAAAAATGACTCAAGAAATTGATGAAGATGAAGATAATTTAAATTTAATGAATTATTTATAAAGGAGAAAATAAATGAATATTAAAATTATTGGTCTTGGTGGAATTGGGTCAATTTTAACTGATAAATTATGTAAATTTCTTAATTATTCGAAGGAGAATGATATAAATATTACTTTAGTAGATGGAGACCAATATGAATTAAAAAATTATGAAAGACAAGATTTTAATTATATTGGAAATAAAGCTGAAGTTAAAACCAAAGAACTTGAAATTAAATTTAAACAATTAAAAATTAATTCAATTAATCAATATGTTAATGATGAAAATATATCTACTATTATTCAAAATAAAGATATTGTTTTATTAGGAGTTGATAATCATAAGACTCGACAATTGATTTCAAATTATTGCAATTGTCTTGATGAAATTATTCTTATTTCTGGGGGGAATGATTTTATAGATGGTAATGTACAAATTTATATAAGAAAAGGAGGTGAAAATATTACACCAAGTTTATGTGATTATCATCAAGAAATTAAAAATCCAGATGATAAACATCCAGATGAAATGTCATGTGAAGAACTTTCAAAATCAGAACCACAGTTACTCTTTACTAATTTGGGTGTTGCAACTATTATGTGTTGGGCATTTTATAATGTTATTGTAAAAAAAAATTACCAATTTTGTGAAATTTATTTTGATATTTTAACCATGAAAGCAGATTCTAAAAAAAGAATTTGTAAAAACTAAAAGAGAGGAGTTTTTTATATGTATACAAAAGAAGAATTACAAAACAAAACTGTAGTAGAACTTCGTCAAATATGTGTTCATACTCTTGAAATACCAGGAATGACTAAAAAACGTAAAGATATCATTATAGAAGCTATTCTTAAAAACACAAGATCAATTAAAAAGAAAATAACGACCAAAACTCAAAATAATAAAGTTACTGGATTGGATGGATCTTTTACAAGTTCTTTAACAAATCCGAATGCATCATTTGGGAATAAAACAAAAACAACAATTCAAGTTTCAGCTGGAGCTTCTTCTGGGAAATTTCCAGTAGTTGGAAAATCAGTTGGTGTTGTTTCAGAATTTCTACGTGAAGTTTTAAATGTAGCTCGTATGTCAAAAGGTTTGGTTAATGGAAAAGAAGTATTAGATGGATATGTTTTAAAAGATGGTGATATTCTTGAATTTATTAAACCGGCTGGAAAAAAGGGTTAAAAACAATTAAGAATTATTAATTAAAAAATTAAAGGGGATATGAAAATATTCCCTTTAATTTTTATTAAGGAGGAAGAAAATGAAAAAAGTTAAGAAAGATCAAAAACTTAACTTTGAACAATATCTTAAAAAAATTAGAGTTAAAAGAATAAAATATTATTATTATAAAACAGAATTAGTAAATAATGTTTGTACGGTATGTTTATTTTTAGATGAAAATAATGAGGTTATGTCAAGGGGTGTATCAATATGTTCTGTTCTTGATACTTTTAATAAGAAAAAAGGAAGAAGTAAATCATTATCACGAGCACTAAAAGCTATTGAAGAGAAAAAAGATTCTTTAAAAATTGAAATTATGAATTCTCATAGATGGAAACAAAAAAATATTTCCAGAAAATTTAATATAAAAAATAAAAATGATTTTAAATATTTTGAAAAACAAATAATTCCATTAATAGATACATTTTATATTAAAAAAATTCAAAATGGAAAAAAGTTAAAAATGTTTTTTAAAATTCCGAGAAATTATTCTATTAGAGAAACTCATAAATTGTTTAATTTTAAAGCTTCATATAAATCAGAGTTGACCGCAGATGAAATGTCTATGTTAAAATAATTTTTTATAGTGAGATTATATTTATGTATAATCTCACTATTAAAAAAATATAAATTTATAGGGGGGGAGAAGATTATATGGGTTATAATAAAGAAAATGACAAAATGATAAAACTTTTTGAAATGGAACAAGAAAATGGAAGTTTGCAATTTATTATTTTTTCTTATAATGAGGCTGAACCAAAACTTCAAATTACAAGAACTTATAATAAAAAAGATGGAACCATTGGATACGGATCATCAGGGAGACTTTCAAAAAACGAAATTTTATTTTTAGTAGATAAAACTGACGAGATAATAAAATTAATGAACCCAATTTCTTAAGAAATAAAAGAGAGGATAATTTTATGTATAAAAAAATTGCTGTTATAGGAATTGGGTCTCTTGGTGGTTATGTTGCTAATTATATTTCTAATTTAGAAAAAATTAATGAACTAATTTTAATTGATCATGATATTATTGAAGATAATAATTTAAAAAATACAATTTATAGAAAAAAAGATGTCGGAATATTAAAAGTTGATGCTTTAGAAAATATTATAAAAAATAAAAATGAAGATATTATTATTAAAAAAATTAATAAAAAATATATAGAAAATGTAACTAAAATCCCCAAATATGATATCCTTATAGATTGTAGAGATTATACATATAATCGAGGTAAATCTATTGATACCCGATTATATATTTCTTCAAGATATTTAATTATAGATTGTCGAAGAAATGTTTATTATGAAAAACAACATAAAGGAAAATATATTACTTATTTAACAAAAAATGATTTAAGAAATGCTTCAATTATTTTTGCAAATTTAATAGACAATAATCAAATTCGAGATTGTATATTAGATCAAAGTGTTCATAAATTTGATTTAGATTATTTAAAAAAATTTATTAAAAGAAAGAAAGATATTATTTATGATTCAGTACCTGGCGAAGATCAACTAATAAATCTCGCTAATAATATTTTACCAATTTTAAAAGCGAATAAAACTTCCAAAATTAATATGTGTGTCGGAACAAAAGATTCACCAATTTGTGAAAAAATTGTTCCAGCAAAAACATTACTTAATAGTAATGATATAATATTTAATTTAGTTTCTATGATAAATATTCCAAACTGCTTTAATAATTATGTAATATCTACCACAAAATTTAACAAACAATTTTATGTTGAATTAATTCCTGAAACAGGAGCTGCTTAAAATATGGAAATTGTTAATAAAATTATTATACCATCAAGAGTAATATATGAAAAAAAATTATTTAAAATTACATATATTCATAAAAAATATGTAATAAGAAAATATTTTATTAAATCAATAAAAAATAAAATTGTGTCACTTTTTATTGAATCTTTACATCCAAATGCTAATCTATTAGGAGAATTTTGTATTCCTTCTCAAATGATAAATTTTGAAATAGGGAGTATTCTTAAAAAAAATATCGAAAATATATTAACAACTTATAATTTTAATGATTGTTATTTTAAACCTACAGAGGAAGATATAAAATATGAAGAAATCAAACCAGAATTTTGAAAAAGAAAATAAAATATTAGATATAGTTTTAAATTCTTTGGATAAACTTGAAAATATCTGCCGTGAAGTTGGAAGTGATTTAATTAAAGCTGCAACTTATGAAGCAACTAAAAAAATTAATCATATAATTTTAAAAAATAAATTACTTTTAAAAAATAAACTCAAAAAAAAAAGAAAAAATGAGGAAATTCAAAATGACAATGAAAAATAAAAAGATTGACAATGAAATCAAAGAACTTATTCAAAAAATAATACAAAAAACTCAAGAAAAGATAACAAGTAAAGATGCAAAACAAATTGTTCAATATATAATTCCTGCAATGGATGAACTAATATCTAAAAGAATTAAAGAACATATTAAAGTTCTTTCTGAATTTATTAATAAGAAATTTTAAAAATAGGAGAAATTTTTATGCCAAAACTTTTAGATTTTCAAAATTTTTGTGAAAATTTACAAGAAATTACTACAACAAAAATTATGAATAAAAAAAAATTTCATCCTGAAGGGTTATTTTCTGAGCAAATTTTTGGGCCAATGAAGAATTATACTTGTCAATGTGGAACTTATTATGGTATTTCTAAATCAGGAAATAATTGTGAAATATGTAAAGTTGATATTGTAAATAGTAATGAACGTCGAAAAAGATTTGCAAAAATAATTTTACCTATTCCTGTTATAAACCCAATATTTTATGATCTATTAATAGTATTGGGTGGTTCTAATTTAAAAGGTGCGTTAACTGAATTAATGAAAAATGATAAAAGTATTTTATATTTAGATGAAGATGAACATGTTATAACAACAAACTCAGAACTAATTCCAAAAAATAAAGAAACTTGGGAAGGTCTTAATGCTATTCAAAAAATAATAAAAGATCTTGCAAATAATCTTTCAGAAGAGATTGCAGATTGGAAACTTATAAAAAATAATTTAGATAAACTCATCATTAATCAAATTATAGTTTTACCTCCAGATTTAAGACCGGCTGCAAAAGGTATTAAAAAAAATAATCAGATAGTTGATAAAATAAATAGATTCTATATGCAAATTTTAACAAAAAAAGAATCTATGAAAAATACAATTATTGATATAAGAACTAATAAAAAGTTATATTATATTTATTTTAAACAATTACAAAAAGACGTTAATGAACTTTATCATCATATTTTAGAAAAAATGTCTAAAAAAGAAGGGCTTATTAGAGGAAATATTTTAGGAAAAAGAATTGATTTTTCTGGTCGAGCTGTAATTACTCCAGAACCAACTTTAAAGATAGATGAATGTATTTTACCTTATAAAATGGTTTTAGAAATATTTAAACTTCAAATTTCTAAAAAATTAATAGAGATCGGAAAATTCAAACTTCTTAATAAAGCTATTTCTTTTATTGATGAATGTATTGAAAATTCTTCTCCAGTTTTATTTGATTTATGTAAATTGATTATTAAAGATGAAGTTTGTATTTTAAACAGACAACCTTCATTACATAGAATAGGAATGTTAGGATTTAAAATCAAAATAAGTTTAGATTCTGTCATTAAAATACACCCTATGATATGTGCTCCATTAAATGCAGATTTTGACGGTGATTGTATCGCAGTTTATGTTCCAATTTCTGAAGAAGCAAAACAAGAAATAAAAGATAAAATTTTTATTACTAAAAATTTAAGCAGTCCAGCTAATGGATCTTTATCAACTATTCCGACTCAAGATATAATTTTAGGAATATATGCTTTAACTACAAATAATTTACCAGATTATAAAAATATAATAAAATATAAAAATGAAAATATAAGTAAGGGGGAAGTTGAATTTAATAAATGTCTTCCAGAAGATTACCCTGTTGTTTTTGGAAAAGTAGATAAAAAACGTTTATTAGAAATTCTAAATGATATTAAAAATTTATATCCAATTGAAGAAATAACAAAAACTTTAGATAAAATAAAAAGAATAGGATTTAAATTTGCAACTTTATTTGGAACTACTATGGTTCTTAATGAATGTGTAATAAATGAATCAAATAAAATATGTAATGAAATATATTCTTCAGATAATATTATAGAACAATTAAATAAATTTTCTAATAATGATATTACAGAATTTTTAAAAAAGAATTTTAAATATGCTTATATGCTTGAATCTGGAGCAAGAGGTAGTTGGGAACAAATTAAACAAATGATATTAACAAGAGGGTTTATTTCAAATTTTGATGGTGAAATTTTAGAAACTCCTATTAAACATAGTTTGATAGAAGGATTAGATGAAAAAGAATTTTTTAATTCGACATATGGATGTCGAAAAGGACTTTTGGATGTAGCGTTGAATACAGGAGTTTCTGGTTATCTTTCAAGAAAATTAATTTTTACTTGTGCTAATTTACAATTAGGAAATTCTGATGATTGTGGAACTACTGATTGTTTAGAAGTTTTTATTAATACAAAACGAAAAGCTAAAATGTTAATAGGAAGATTTTATATTAAAAATAATATTTTAATACAAATAAAAAAAGAAGATGTTAAAAATTTATTAGGGCAAACAATTCAATTAAGAAGTCCTATTTTATGTAAAAATAAAAATATATGTCATAAATGTTATGGTAATACATATGAAGAATTACATAGTAAATATATAGGAATTATTGCAGCCCAAACTTTAGGGGAAAGAGGAACTCAGTTAATATTAAGGACGTTTCATTTCAGTGGATCAGCAATTATAAATAATGAAAAAGGAAAAAATACAGATATGAAACAAAAAGATATTGTTGCAGATTTATCAACAATATCAAAATTATTACATAAATTTAAAGGAAAAACTTATAAAGAAATTACTTCAGAATTATTTGATGTTTATTCTCATAATCAAGATATTTATCATATCCATTTTGAATGTATTGTAGCTCAATTGATGTGGTATAAACATAAAAAATGGAGACTTTATGAAAATAGAAATGAATTAGTCCCAGAATATTTTAGTATTCAATCGACACCAAGTCAAGAAAGTTGGATTTTAGGTTTAAGTTTTTCTAATCCAAAAAGACATATTTTAAAAGGTCTTTTAAATAAAGGTAATTATAAAGGAATTATTGATAAAATTCTTATTGGAGAAAGAATAACATGAACCATATTTGTGATTATGGTTGTGGAAGGGAGGCGAAATATCAATTTAAAAATGGACAGTGGTGTTGTGAAAGTCATTATAGTCAATGTCCAATTATAAGGAAAAAAAATAGTGAGAGACATAAAAAATTCATTCCTTCTATAGAATCTAGAAGAAGAATGAGCGAGAGTCATAAAGGAAAATTTATAGGTAAAAATAATCCATTTTTTGGAAAACATCATACAGAAAAAACTCGAAAAAAATTAAGTTATTCTCTTGAAGATTGGAAAGAAAAACATCCATTTTTATTTGAAGTAGAAGAATTAAAAGAAGATTCAAAAACTGGAAAAATCCAAGGTCATTGTAAAAATCATAATTGTCCAAACTCAAAAGAAATGGATGGGTGGTTTATTTTATTTGGGAGTCAACTTTATGATAGAGCTATATGTTTAGAACGCGGAAATGGAGGTTCATATTTCTATTGTTCTGAAGAATGCAAAAAATCATGTATTCTTTTTGGAAAATCTACAGAACAAATAATGAAACAAGATTTAATTAATTCAGGACATATTACTGAAGAATTAGGAAGTGAAGGATCTGAAATATTCAGACACGAAGTTTTTAAAAGAAATATAGAAGAATATGGAAAATTACAATGTGAAATTTGTGGAAATATAAATAAAGATGAATTGAGCGTTCATCATGAAATGCCTCAAAAAACTCACCCTGAAATGTCTTTGGATCCAATAAATGGGTGGGTTTTATGTTCATTTGGAAAAGGAAATAATTGCCATTTAAAATATGGGCATCAAGGAGATTGTTCACCTGGAGCTTTAGCAAAATTAGTATGTGAGAAGAAATATAGAAAGGAGAAAAAATGAATGAATATAATTAACCCAAATTTTAAAATTAATAAAGATAAAAATATTTTTAATATAAGAAAAAAAGAATATGACAATATCATAAATATAGTTTCAGAAATTTTAAAACCTGTTGAGGATTTAGGATTTATTATTAATGAATTATATTTAAAAGATTCAAAATTTTCATCAGGTGAATTATCAAAAACAGTAAAACAAAATTTAATAATTAGATTAAAAAAAGAAAATTCAGAAATTGATTTAAGTATGGTAATTCCAAAATTAATAGATAATAATTATATAATTATAAATGGAAAAAAGAAAATACCCCTCTTTCAATTATTTGATATTCCTATATGTACACGAGGAAAAAATATTAAATTACGTACAAATGTTGCAACTATGATGATTTTTAAAGAAAAAGAACCACCTTTTATTACAGTTAGTTTTTTATCGAAAAAAGTACCATTAGCTCTTTTAATGTTTGCTTTTTTTAATGCAGAGAATCTTAATAAAACATATGATTTTAATCAAATAAATGTATCTACAGATTCAAAAAATCTATACGAAAATCTTTTATATGATCTTAAGATTTTTTATAAAGAATCAAAAAATTATACACAAGATGATTTTATTGCTGAAGTTGGTAGAATGTATTCAAAATATAATGCAAAATCAAAAGGTGAGGATATCATATATGCTCTTGAGTTAATTCCAAAAATTGACATTCTATCTAGTAGATTTTTTAAGACAAATTCTATATTAGAAGAAATTATAAATGTTTTAAAAAATGGAAATATTGATGATACTTATTTTGTAAATAAACGTATTAGATGTTTAGAATATATGATATTTTCAAAAATTTCAAAATCTGTTTTTGATTTATGTATTTCTAATCGAACTGCAAAACAACCAAAATTTAATATTAATTCAACTCAGATTTTAAAGGAGTGTAATGTTTCTGATATTATTCAATTTGATTTTTCAATAAATCCTATAGAAGAACTTACAAAACTTTCTCGTGTTAGTTTACTTGGGCCAGGAGGTTTTAAAAGAGATAATGTGCCTAAACATTTACGAGATATTCATTCATCTATGTTTGGAAGAATCTGTCCTGTCGACACTCCTGACAGAGATAATTGTGGTATTTTACAAAACTTAATTCCCAATGTAATATTAGATAAAAATTTAAAATTTGGAACAGATTATTTAAAACATCAACCAATTTCAATACCAGTTTCATTAGTTCCATTTTGTGAAAATGACGACCAGACAAGATTACAGATGTCTTCTTCCCAAATGCGACAATCGATTATGTTAAAAAATTTTGAACAACCTTTAATAAGATCTGGTTGTGAAGGTTTATATACAGATTTTACCCAATTTATAAAAAGAGCTAAAAAAGATGGGTATGTGGTATATATTGGAAATCAATATATTATAGTTCAATATCTTGATAAAGAAGTTGAAATTTTTAATATTAAATTTAAAAATATTTATGTTGAAAATATAGACTTTATGAATATTTATGTTAATGAAGGTGATAAATTTAAAGCTGGAGATATTTTAGCTGAAAGTAATTTTTGTAAAGATGGAAAAATAAATATTGGCCGAAATCTTTTAACAGCAGTTATGTCTTATTATGGAAATAATTATGAAGATGGAATTGTTATTTCTAAAAAATTAGTTGATGAAAATATTTTAACATCTGTCCATTGTAGAAATTTATCATTTATATTACCTATTAGTCGAGTTTTGTTATCATTAAATACAAATTGTTATAAACCATTACCAGATAAACTTGAAAAAATTAAAACCGGAAATCCATATGCAATAATTAAAGAAATGTCTTCTTTTGATTTATGTTCTTCATTTAATGAGAAAGTTATTTTAAAAGCAGTAAATAATTATATTATAACAGATGTAAATATTTATCCAAATGAATGGAATGATGAAATTCCTGAATTTAAAAAATGGGTTGAAGAAAGAATTGAAAATCAAAAAAGTGAAGAAAATGTATTAAAGAAAGTTCTTAATGAAAATTTAGATAAAGCTGAAGCTTCCACTTTTATAAGAGATAATAGTTTAAATAAATTTTCATATGTTGGTAAATTTAAAAATAAAGGTGAAAAAATTAATGGAATGTTAGTTGAAATAAATAGTATATTTTTTAGAAAAGTTCAAGTTGGAGATAAATTAGCTAATCGACATGGAAATAAAGGAGTTATTTCTAGAATTGTAGATCATGATAAAATGCCATTAACTGAATCTGGGGAACATGTTGATATTTGCATCAATCCTTTAGGTATAATTTCAAGAATGAATATAGGTCAATTATTTGAACTTCAATTATCTGAAACTTTATGTGGTTTAAAAAATCAATTAAATCAAATGTTTGATAATAAGAACCAAAAACAAATTAGAGAACATTTGTTATCATATATTAAAATTATTGATAATACAAAAAATAATTGGTACTATAATCAATTTAAAAAACAATTACCAGATAAAATTGATAAACAATTTATTAAAGAATTAACAATTATTCAACCCCCATTTGAATCATTAAATATTGATCAAATTAAAAAAGCTTTTAAATTTACAAATACTAAACCAGAACAAAAAATATTTGATCCAATTTCACAACAAAATATAGTTAATAAAATTGCTATTGGAAAAATATACTTTTTTAGAATGGTGCATATAGCTGATGGAAAATTAGCAGCGAGAGGGATTGGGTCATATTCACGCCGCACACTACAACCTTTAGGAGGAAGAAAAAATAAAGGAGGTCAGAGATGTGGGGAACAAGAGAATGCGTGTCTTATAGGTCATGATGCACCTATTAATTTATTTGAATTTTTCACAACAAAATCAGATTGTATTGATTTAAAAAATAAATATATTAAAAAGTTTGTAAATACTGATTTAATAAATTTGCCTCAAAAATATGATGAAATACCAGAATCAATTAAACTTTTAAATGCATATTTTACAGTAATTGGAATTGAAAATTAAACTATTTAATTTTCAGTCAATTACCTTGACCACAAGGGTACGAGGTTTTCTCGCGTCAATCTTATAAAGGAGATTAAAAAAATGACAGATTTACCTGATATTCAAATTACAGAACCACAAATTAAAATTCCAATTAATCAAGTTGGAGTTAATAATATTGAAGTTCCATTTACTCTTGAATCTAAATATGGTGGGTTTAAACAAATGGTTGCAAAAGTTTCAATGACAACCAATTTAAATAATAATACAAAAGGAATCTCAATGAGTCGTTTATTATTAACTTTAAAACCGTATTTAGATTTACCTCTTAAACATAAATTAATTAAAAAAATTATGGAAGATTTAAATAAAAATATTGGCTCTATAAACTCATTTATAAGATTTGATTTTAAACTTCCAATAAAAAGAAAATCTCCAAAAAGTAATAACCAATTTCCAATATATCATAATTGTAAATTTGAAATGCATTATAATTCTGTATTAAAAAAGTTTAGATTTTTTCAAGGTGTTAAATTTCAATACGCAAGTTATTGCCCATGTAGTGCTGAATTATCAAAAGATCTTTTTAAAAATGGGTCTATTGGATTTCCTCATGCTCAACGATCATTTGTTTATGTTAATATTGAAGTTGAAAAAGATAAATATATTTGGTTAGAAGATATTATTGAAACTCTTGAAAAAAGTATAAAAACTTTACCTTTTCCTATTATTAAACGTGTGGATGAACAATTAATTGCTGAGATAGCTGCAAAAAATCCTATTTTTGTAGAAGATGCTATTCGATCTATTTCTAAAAATATTAATTCTATGTTTTTTATAAAAGATTGGCATATTCATTGTGTCCATCAAGAATCAATTCATACTAGTAATGCAATAGCTACTAATTGGAAAGGTGTGAAAGGGGGATTTGATGAAAAATACAAAATATAAAACAATTCACACAGTTATAAAAACAGCGCAACGATATACTAGACGATATATGCCACGATATATGCCATATAAATATGAATATAAAGCAGAATATCAAATAATTTTAGATAATAGTCGGTTAAAACATAAAGTTGGAGATATTATTCAATTTAATGATTTCCATAATGTTGTTAATTATGCAAGAAATCAATTTGGTGTGATAGTTGAACGATATAGATGGGTTAAATATAAACCAGAAAGAACTTATTATGATTATGGAAGTATAATAATAATATTATCTGGAAATAGACAGGGAAAATTAAGAAAATTTTATATGAACACACCCTGGAAAAAAGTTCAAAAAGATAATGAACATTATGATTCTTTAAAAGATTTATCTTTATCCTATATGAAAAAAGATTGGTTAATTTAAGTATAACAAAAAAAAGGGATAAGAAAATTAATGAGTGTATCTTTAATTTTAAAAAGTAAAGGATTTATTTCAATTAAAAAATGAAAATATAATGAAAAAGGATATTGGGAAATAAAAAAATTAAATGATTTTAATTTTATTTTGAATTTTTTAAAATATAATATTGAATTAGAAAAAGGATACTCTTTAAGAGATTGGTTTCTTATGATAATGAATTATTCAGATCTTCAAAAAATAGATTTATATTTTGAAAGTTATTTAGAAGAATTTAAATCATGCCCTCAATCAAATTGTTTTTTAGAATCCATATCATTTTTATTCAACTCACAAAATTTATAAATATTTTAATAGAACAAGAAAAAAGGAAAGTGAAATTTTTATTGATGTTTCTGGATCTAATCAAAATGCCAATGACCCAGAGTGGGGTTTAGATTTTCTTCCTTTAAAAGAATATTTAGATACTTCAATCAAATTAAAAAATGGAGTTATATCAAAAGAATATTATAATTTACAAGTTCAAAAATCTTGTAAAGTAGAAGAATATAAAATTTCTTATAATTTATGGGATATAGTTCAATCAATAATTCAGGAAATTTCTTTTTATGGGACTCCAGAAAGGAGGGATCAAAAAAAATAAAGAAGTGAATACAAAAATAAATAACAATGAGGTTTAAAATGAAAAGAAGTGAAATTAAAAAATTATATGATAAAGAAAGAGAATATGAAGAATTTATGTTTGGTGATTATAAAAAAATAAATAGTTTTAATGTAGCAACTTTCTTAGAATTTTTAAGATTTTATATTGATAAGGCTACTACTTCTTATACAAAAGAATGGAATAGTAATCTTCCACCATGGTTAAAAAATTGTATTGAGTCAGATGAACAAAAAACAGCTCCTGTTATTACATATGATTGTATAATAAAAATAATGACTTTAGCAGGAGCTGCGTTAGAAACATATACAAATATTGATGTAGATGAATGGAGAAAAAATTTAAATCAAATTAAATAGGAGAATTGTTAAATGGAAAACTTAGCAGAAATGGTAAAAAACCCGAAAATTGAAAATAATGATGAATCAAACAAAGATTTTAATTTTGGCGATCAGAATTCAGAAGAAATATTGATTAAAGATGAAGCATCACCTGTGGCTGAAGTAGTTAAAACATGTCATTTAAATGAATGGTTTGAACATAATCGTGAAAAGTTTGAAAATATAAATCAAGTAAAAGTTTCTTCATCTGGAATAGACCCAAATAAAGTTATTGTAGTAAAAGTTCCTCTTCCATCTGGTGAATTGGATGATGATGGTAATCTAAAACAAAAACTTTTTATTTTTGATGATACTGATAAGTCTATAGTTTTAGATTTACCAGGAAAAAATATGAATGTTTTCAATAGTGGTTTTCAAATCATATATGATTATAATGAAGAAATATCTATTAAATGTTATGGTGTAAAAACGAGTTTAATAGTTGTATTTTGTCATAAAATTAATGAGAAATTAATTCCATATCATATTATAAAAATGAAGAAAGAAGAAGAAGAACTTAATATTTTTAGAAATTCAATAAATGAAGTTAACACAAAACTTTCTCAAAATGCAGAAATAGAAAATATAAAACTTCTTTACAAACAAATAAAAACCGATGCAGATAATAAAATAACAAATGAAGATTTTGTTAATTGGTTCTTAAAACGACAATCAGAAATAACAGACATTAATCATTTATTACAGATTGATAGTATTATTATTAAAATTCTTGGGTGAAAAAGGAAAATTTGTAGAGGAGAAAAATTTAAAGTTTTCTTCTCTACAAATATAATTTTATGAAATTTAATCAAACTTGCAATCTCTTTTTACGTGATATATTTTTATATGATATTAAATCATGTCATTTTAGAATACTAGAAAAATATGGATTTGATGTTTCTCATTTAGATAAAGAAAATAAATTAAAAAGGAATATACAAATTGGAAAAATGATGCAAAGAAATCCAAGATTAATTTCTTTTTTAAGAATTATTACAAAAACAATTGTTGATGAATTTATATCTCAAAATAAAATAACAAAAGATGAAATAATTTTAAGACAATATGATGGAATCATTATTACAAAAACTATAAATATAACAAATCAAAATATTTTAATACCTGAATTTCGTTCACATTTTCAAAATTTAATAATATCAACTGATAGGAAAAGTTATATAGCTTTTGATATAACTAATAATAAAGATGTAATAAAAGGAATTTCTCATAATTATGAAAATATTAAAAAAATATATTCAAAACTTATAAGAATAAATTTTGCTTATAGAGATTCAATTTTTAGAAGTTTACAAAAAATAAAAGATGAATTTATAAATTCGAATAATCCATTAGATTTTTGTATTCCAGTTAATGAACATAAAAGCATTATTTTTCTTAAACAATATGGTGAAATTGAAATATCAAAATCTACCATTAATATAATGGATATTAATGATATAGATAAAAAAAAATATTTTGATTTTTATATAAGCCCGTTCATTAAAACAATTGTATATGAATTTGTCAAGGTATAAATGGTTTACTTTTCAAAGTTGGAATCAAATTTCTTATAATCAGAAACTCTCAGAAAACTTCATTCGAGAATTCAAAGATAAAAGTTAAGTGGAACGAAATTTCTTATAATCAGAAACTTTCAAAAAACTTTATTAAGGAATTCAAGAATAAAATTAATATTGAAATTCAAATGAGAAAACATCATACCACTAAATTAAAAGAACAAAAAATAGAAGAAATGAAATCATATGCAAAAGAATTTAATCTAAAATTTGATGGAGAATTTTTGTATGCTTTTAGAAACCATGATCAATTTGGAAGGGGGTTGTTCAATAAAACTATTTTTTATGGGAAAGGAAAATACTATAAAGATTGGCATTGTGATGTAGATGAAAATGAAGCAAATTCATTTGGTTTTGGAATTTTTCCAAAAGGAAATACAAAAGTAAAAGTTAAAATAGAAGATTGGGGATGTAGAGTTAAAAATTCAAATAAATGTAGAATTTGGGGATTTGAAATAATATGAGGAGATAACAATATGAAAATAAAAACAGATTTTGTAACAAATTCTTCTTCAGTAAGTTTTATTGTATGGGGAGTATCATACGATATGGGTATTATTATAGAATTAATAGGAGACAAAGTTTATAATTACTTTATCAATGAGTCAGAAAAAAATAAAGAAATAATTTCAAAAGAAGAATTTTTTAAAAACTCAGATATGTTTAGAGATTATCTTATGTCATTTATTGAACAAGCAAATTTAGAAAATAGTTTTGAACAATATGATTATGATTATATTAATATTGGAAGATCACCATTTAAAATGAAACCATGTCAAACACTTATAAATTTTAAAGAAGAAATACAAAAAGATTTTGAAAATTTAGGATTAAAAGTAACAATAGATCAAATACAATCTATTATTGATTGTTGGTATGATGGATGAAAAGGAAAAATATAATATGAAAATAAAAACAGATTTTGTAACGAATTCTTCTTCAACAAGTTATGTTTTTTGGGGAATAAGAAAAAACTATTCTACAAAAAATAATAATGAAATTGAAGAACAATGTGAAAAAGTTGGATTAGAATATGTTGAAAATTATGATGAAGATGAAGCACTTATTGGGTTGCATCCTAAAGAAATGAAAGAAAATGAAACATTAAAAGAGTTTAAAGAAAAGATTTTTGAAAAACTAAAAAAAATAGAGTTTAATATAGAATATAAAGATATTATATTTATTGATGAAATAGTATGGAATTGAATTAAGGAGAATTAAATGAAAGAATACGGAACTATTTTAAATATAGCTGCAGGAAAATTAGAACCAATTAATATTGATTTTAAAAATTATTTTTTAATTAATATTGATACAATGTATTATAATGCTTTAAGACCTATCTCAGTAGAAACTATATATCAAGATAATATTAAATCTAAATCTAAATCTAAGTTTTTATATTGTAATGAAGATATTTTTACTTTTATGGAAAGAACAAAAATTTTATTTGATCAAGTTTGTGCATATAGATTTCTTGAGCACATATCAAAGGATAAAATATCTTATTTTATTTATCTAATTTCAACTTGTACAAAACCTGGAGCATTAATAGATATTATTGTTCCAAATTATAATATACTTGCCAATATGATCCTAAATGAAAAAATCGAAAATAATATAAATTTTGAAAAAGATAATATTTTATTAACTACAGAATTATTGAATGAAAAAGAAGATCCACATTGTTCTATTTGGACTTATGAGAGGCTTAAATATTTTTGGGAATTAGAAAATCGATTCAAAATTAAAGATATTAATCAAAGTTATAACTTTGATGGAAGAGATATTTATTTGAGGATGATAGCAGAGAAAATATGAAGGAGGTAAATCATGAGTTTTGAAGAAAAATATGAAGAAATGGGATTGTCAAATAGTTTTAATAATTGTTATTATTATAATGATAAATATGGTGAAGTAGTTTATAGAAAATTACAAACTCAAAATGAAGGAATTCCAGGGACTGTAGAAATTCCAGTCCCTGTTATGGCTCTTTTTACAAAAGGAATTCAACCAAATGATGAATTCCAATATTGTGGAGTAGTATCTGAAGAATATAAATTTATAGGTTATGATGTAATTAATAATCAAATAAGAGAATCAATTAATGAAATAGGAATACCAATACTTAAAGAAAATTGTTTTCTTAATACAAATTTAACACAAATGTATAATGAGATTGTTGTTCAACATCCAACAAATATTCCTACTCAAGGAGATATTTATCCACAAATAATAGTTAAAAATTCATATAATGGAACAGGTGCAGCTAATATATCATTTGGTATATGTATGAAAGATTCTCAAGGAAAAGATATTGGATTTGGTTTTAGAGAAAAAATTAGTACAATGAATCAAATACATATTTCAAATGCTCAAACAACTTTAAATACTGCCGTTGGGGAATATATTAATACATTTTCAGAAAATATAGTTGAACTTATTCAATCAAGTTTTAATCATCAATTAACTATAGATGAATTATTAACAACAATGGATTTAATTGAAAAAGTCGGTAAAAAAAGAAAAGATAAAATTTCATCATTTTTAGAAGAATTAACAGAAAATAATACGGAAGAAGTTCCAGCTTTTAATTTATTTCTTGCAATTACAAGATTTAGTTCTATTGAAAGAAATCTTAATACAAAAGTTATATTAGAATCTATAGCAGAAAGATGTTTAACAATTCCTACACAAATGATGAATATAGTCGAAAGTTTAAAAACTTAAATAAAGGAATTATTATGAAAATAATAAAAGGAGATTTAATTAAACTTGCCCTTAAGCTATCTAAATAAATGACGCTCTCATCCTCGGCCACAAGGGCACGAGGTTTTCTCGCGTTAATCTTATAAAGCATTAAGAAAAGTATTCAAAAAAATAAAATTTCAATTTTCTGGAAAAAGAATAGGTTATCCTAAAATAGGAGCAGGTCTTGCAGCAGGAGATTGGGAAATTATTAGAAGAATTATTGATAAAGAGTTAATAGACGAAGATCATACTTTAGTTGAATTGATATAAATAGAAAAGAAAAAATGAGAATTTTAATTTATTCTCATTTTTTTTGTTTCTTTAAATGAATTAAAATTCATAAATTAATATATTTAGTAGAACAAACTATAAAAGATAAGGGAGATATAAAGTATGCCAGAAAAAGAAAGAGTTTTTACTCCATCACGTGGATATGATTTACAATTAAAAATTAAAGATCTAGATTATACTGGAGATTTAATGAGTGCCACTATTGTATCTTCTTTGTCAACTGCTTATCAAGTTATAGTTTTAGAATTACTTCTTGATCCAAATGATATTATTCTTGAAGATATTTTTGGTAAAGATTCTTTTAAACTTTCAATTAAATTAATGGGTCAAGATGCTATTCCACATGAATCTATAGATTTTGATTTAATGTTTATTAGTAGTGAATTTAAAACCACGGAGAAACGGCAGATGTCGGAAGGACAGCAAAAAGATAGAAGCCCTATATCTATATCAACCATTTGCAGAACACCGTTTAAAACCATGAATACACTCGTTAATGAGGTATATATTGGAACAACAATACGTGAAATAATAAATGATTTATCAGGAAAAGTTGGAACTGAAATTGAATATGATTCTGATGGAGAAAATACTGAAATTATAGATCAAGTATGTATACCTCCAACAACGCTTTATAAAATAATTAAAGAATATAATCAAAATAGTTCTGATACATTTAATGGTTATTTAGATCAAAGATTTGGATTATTTAATGGTGTACCAGGTGTTTTTTGTCAATATGATGGAAAAATTTATATAAAAAATTTAACGAAAAAATTAGATAAGTCACAAACATTTACAATTTATCAATTATCAGAAGGTAGTAATAGTCAAGACATTATGGAAAAAAGTTTAAATGGTGATGTCTTTTATACTTATGATCCTGTAAGTACTGATTTTTCTGGAAATGCAAAATTCGCTATTATAGCCCCAGTATTAAAACATATTGTAAAACCAAAAGATACACTCTCTTATACAATTGAACAAAAACTTTCAGATGTGATTGCTAATAATAGTTGTGCATATCAAAATAAAAATGTTGAAGTAGATCTTGCAATTTCTTCATCAACAAGAATAAAATATTATAATGAAGATACAGGAAATGAAAAACTAGAAACTCAATTCAATTCTCGAATAGGTAGACAAGTTTCTGATCTTGCAACAGTTTCGATTAATATTGAGAAAAATTTACCGATTATGAATTTAATGAATGTGGGTGAGTGTATTATGTTCTCTCCACAAATCCTGGAGTACGTTGAGCTGGGTGGAAAATATATTTTATGGAGTTCGTCTATAAATTTTATAAGAAGTGGAGAATGGGGATGTACATGTACAGTAAATTTAATAAGATCAAATAGAAAGATTTAATTTTTTTGTACTTTATTTTTATTTTATAGAACAAATATATAAGGAGACTAGAACGACGGTTTGAAAAAGAGATATTCCTGAATCTCTCTGTTTCCTTATTTTATAATTTTCAGAAATTATACTGCAGGAGGTAATGAAATGAACAATGAATATATTGAAGATTCAGGACATATTTGTGAATATGGTTGTGGACAAAAAGCTCATTATCAATTTAAAAATGGGAAGTGGTGTTGTGAAGAAAGTACTGGTGAATGTCCAAACATGAAAAAAAGAATTGGAGAGAAAAGTAAAGGAAAAAAATACAAAAAATATACTAAACCAGAATATGTTGAAAACTCTGGTCATGTTTGTAATTTTGGATGTAAACAAAAAGCTCATTATTATTTTAAAACATCTAAGAGATGGTGCTGTGAAAATTCATATTCAAAGTGTCCAAATGAAAAAGAAAAAATGAGTACTTCTCACCGCAAAGGAAGAATTCCATGGAATAAAGGTAAAACAAATATTTTTTCAAAAGATAGCATTAAAAAGATAAGTAATTCATGTATGGGTAGAATTCCATGGAATTTAGGAAAACGATTTTCCTACTCTGAAAAAGATCGATATAGAATATATAAGAATCAAAGATATAATATTAAAGATTATCAAGAAAAACATCCACTTTTTTATAAAGTTGAAGAACTAAGAGAAGACCCAATATCTGGAGAAATTCAAGGACATTGCAAAAACCATAATTGCTCAAATTCAAAAGAGAAAGGTGGTTGGTTCACTCCATCAAAAACTCAAATTGGAGAAAGAATTAGACAATTAGAACATAAAGATGGAAACGATGGAGCTTATTTTTATTGTTCAGAACATTGTAAATTAACTTGTGATGTATATGGAAAAAGGGCATCACAAATCATAAAACAAGATTTAATAAATGCCGGACATATTGAAGAAGATGAAAGTTCTCTTCCGGGTTATGGAATTTGGAGAGATGAAATTTTTAGAAGAAATAAAGAGACATATGGAAAAGTTCAATGCGAGATTTGTGGAGTTACAATAAATATGATTGCTCATCATATTTATCCAAGAAAACCTTATCCTCATATGGCTTTAGATCCAGATAATGGATTAATTGTATGCCCTGAATGTCACTTAAAGAAATGTCATCCAAAAAGAACTCCATGTTCATATGGAGAGTTAGCAAAACTAGTTTGTGAGAAGAGATATAGGAAAGGTAAAAATGAACAAACAACAAAGACAACAAACTCAAGCAAATAAATATGTGTCTGAATTTATTCGATGTAAGAATAATTTCAAATATTTTTGTTCAAAATATATTTGGTTGGAATTACCAGGTGGAGATCAAAATCTTTTTCTTTACAATAAACAGAAGGAACTTATTGATTTAATTGAAAAAGAACATTATGTAATTGTTGCTAAATCCAGACAAATCGGAATTTCAACTATTGTTGAAGCTTATATAGCTTGGATGGCTATTTTTTATAGAAATAGTGTTATAGGAATAATTTCCAAGGATGGTAAAGAAGCCACAGACTTTGCCAGAACAATAAGAGTTTTTATAGAAAAATTACCTACATGGATGAAACCAGTAGGAAGTTTTGGACATGGAGCAGGCTTTAAAAAAAAAAGTGAACAATCTTTTATTTTGGGAAATGGATCTAAGGTTTTTGCTGCTACTGTTTCTCCCCAGGCCCCTGGGAAAGTTTTGAGGGGTAAAAGTATTACTTTTTTAGTAGTAGATGAAATTGCATTCATCTCAAAAATGGACGAAGCTTGGACAAGTTTAGTGCCAGCACTCGCGACTAATCAAAAATCAGCTCGAAAAGCTGGTGTACCTTATGGTACAATTTTACTAAGTACTCCTAATCGCACAGTTGGAATTGGTGCTTTTTATTTTAAACATTGGTCAAAAGCCATCAGCGGAGATAGTATCTTTAAACCTTTCATTATTCATTGGAAAATGATCTCTGAGTTAGCAAATGATCCAGAATGGTACTCAAATCAATGTAAACTTTTTGATAATGATCCAAGAAAAATCCAACAAGAATTAGAGATAAAATTTCTATCAACAGAAGGTTCTTTCTTTGAATCAACTACAGTCGAAAAAATACAAGAATCATCTAAAATTGAGCCCATAGAAAAAATTAAAATATTCAATGGAGAAATATGGAAATTTCAAAATCCAATTCCTGGTCAATATTATTTGATCGGTGTGGATACAGCAACTGAGTATGGAGAAGATAAAAGTGCTATCACTGTTTGGGATTATGAAACTTTAGAACAAGTTTGGGAGTATCAGGGCAAATGTAAAGTTTTAGACTTTGTAAAAGTTGTAAAAGTTGCGTGTGGAATCTATAGGAATGGTCTTGTTATTATAGAATCAAATGCATGCGGTAATCAAGTTAGAGAACAAATTAATGATTCACCTGAATTCTGTACAATGATCTATAAAGAAAAAAGAGGGGAAAATACTCTAATTCCGGGTATTTCAACATCTGGTAAAACAAGACCCTTAATGATAGATGCTCTTTATTCTTATGTAACAGAATTTCCAGAAATTATTAAATCTGAAAGATTAGCTCTTGAATTATCTGGATTAATTTCAAAACCAAATGGAAGAGTAGAAGCTGATGAAGGTGTACATGATGATATAGCAATGAGTGCATCATTTTGTTTTTTTGTTCGGAAGTATCAAAGTAGCAGATTGTTAATAAATCCACAGAAAGTTACAGAACAAAGTAATGAAATGTCAAAAATAATGAATATGAATCAAGATATATTAAATTTATCTGAATTTTCAAATCCAGATGTTATTAAACATGTTAAAGATAATATAGAAGATTTTGGTGGAGTTACTGATATATTATCTTTGTATAACAATTTATAAAAGGAAATTTTAAAATGAAATGTGAAATTTGTGAAAGAGAATTTAAATCTAATATAGGATTAGGTAAACATTTAACAGCAAGTCACAAAGAAATTTCAAAAGAAGAGTATTATAAAAAATATTTAATGAAAGACAAAAATGATAATATATGTAAAATGTATGGAAAAATTAATTCATGTAAAAAATATACAAAATTTATATCAATAACAAAAGGATTTGTTAAATATTGTTCAACTAAGTGTTTAAGTAATGATCCAATAGTTCGAGAAAAATATAAACAAACTTGTTTAAAAAATTACAATGTTAGGAATGTAAGTCAAGTTATTGAATTTAAAGAAAAGAAAAAACAAACTTGTTTAAAAAATTATAATGTTGAATATCCAGCTCAATCCAAATACCTTATAGAAAAAATGCAACAAACTTGTTTTAATAACTATGGTGTTATAAATCCAATGAATGTTCCAGCATTTCAAAAAAAATGTTCAAATTCCTGTTTTAATAATAATGGAGTTAGATACCCAGCACAGTCAAAAGAAATTATAGAAAAATATATGAAAAAACAAAAACATAATTTCTTAAAGAAACTTTTTAAATATCTTGGACATTTAAAATTAGAACTCCTTGATAGGATATTTATGTCCAAAATGTTATCCAAGGAATGATGGAACATCTTTAGCTGAAAAAGAGATATACAAATTTATTTGTGATCTAATTGGAGAAGATAAAGTTGAACATAATTGTTATAGTATTATTAAGAATCTAACAACTAATAGATCTTTAGAATTAGATATTCATATTCCAAGTAGACAAATTGCAATCGAATATGATGGATTATACTGGCATTCAGAATTCAGATCAGAGGATCCAACTAATAACCATCTTCAAAAAACTAATCTTTGTAAAGAAAAAGGAATCCAATTAATTCATATTTTTGAGGATGAGTGGATTTTCAAAAAAGAAATAGTTAAGGCTCGAATTAAACAAATATTAAGAGCTAATCAAAATATTGAAAGAATCCATGCAAGAAAATGTATTATTAAAGAAATTGAACCAAAAGTTAAAAATGAATTTCTTGAAGAATTTCATATTCAAGGAAAAGATGCATCCAAAGTAAAACTTGGAGCATTTTTTGAAGATAAACTAATTTCAATTATGACCTTTGGAAAGGGTAATATTTCCAAAGGTTCTAAATCTAAAGAAGGAGTCTGGGAACTTAATAGATTCTGTAGTAATTCCAATTATCATATTCCAGGAATTGCAGGAAAACTTTTAAGTTATTTCAAGAAGAATTTTGAATGGAAAGAAATATTTAGTTATGCAGATAGAAGATGGAGTCAAGGAAATCTTTATTACAAATTAGGATTCGAGTTAGAACATATTACTAAACCTAATTATTGGTATTTAAAAGGATTCGAAAGGATTCATCGGTTTAATTTAAGAAAAACTAAAGATGATCCCAAAGATATTCCTGAATGGGTGTTAAGACAAAAAGAAGGTTATTCTAGAATTTGGGATTGTGGAAATTTGAAATTTAAAATGATTTAAACATAATAGGATAATAAATATAATGGACAAAAATCTTAAAGAAATAATTGCTCTTCCTGTTGGATTAAAACCTGTAATAAAATTTGATAATGATATTTTATATGGTTCTGATCGTCTTAATAAATCTTTTATTAAAGCTTTATCAAAAGGATCTCAAACAAAAGGAAGTGTTAAAACTATTGAAAAACTAATAAGAAATAAAACAATTATTCCATGTTTTTTGTCTAAAAGTTTTCGAGGATTTATTGCTTGGAGAATTTTTAAATCAAAACCAATAAATATTAAAACTTTTGATTTTGATTTTGATTCACAAGGAAATTTAGTAGTAGGAAAAGAAATAACTATAACTATCAACCCTCTTAAAGCTGCTCATTCTATTATGGGGTTCTATTCCGCAAATAATAAAAAGATTATTATTATATTAAGCAATAATTTAAATATTTTTTCATATGTATCAAATAGTTTTCTTTCACAATTAACATTACATGAATTAATACATATGATAGCTTTACAAAAACAATCTAAGTTTATATCAATATTCAATAAAGATTTAGTTTTATATTATTCTTATTTATGGTCAATAATTTTTAAATTACAAAAAGATAAAATTAAAGAAAAAGATTTAAGAATTATTATTTCATTTCTTTTTAAATTAGAAAAACAAGAATCTATGATAAGTAATAGCGATTTGACAAAATATTATAAATTAATGGAAAACTTAAAAAAATATTCAAATTTAAATGATAAAGATTTTACAAAAATATTAGTTGATTATATTGTAACTATTAAATTTTTTATAAAAAACATAAATATATTTTTTAGTCACATTCAAAAATTTAATCATATTATTGGCCCAATTTATTTAACATATAAAAAAGTCTTTGGGTTAAAAAAATTAACTAGTATGTGTATACAAGAACTTATTTTTCCATCAGAAATAATAGCAATATGGTCTGAAAAAGGCTCACCATCAAAATTTAATGCAGCTATAAATAGTTTGTAAATAGGAGTAAATTAAATGGCAAAAGACATTAAACCTCCTCAAGGAATTACGAGTGCTGATTCTGAAAGTCAGTTTAGATCAAAAAGAATTAATTCTCTTTCTGACCAATTATATCAAATTGAAAATCGTACGGCAAAACAAACAAAAAACATACAAAACCAAATTAGCGCTACATCAAAAGCAACAGCTTCTCTTCAAAAAGTTGCTGAGTCAAAAGATATACAAAATTCTATTCCTGAAATAAATAAAACTATAAGTAAATTAAATTATACTATTCAAGTTCTTACATCTGGTATGAAAAATATTACCGTTGGGACTGCTTCAGCTACAAAAGATGTTATTTCTCAATACGGAAAAGCAGTTGGTCAAGATATAAGTATAGATAAACAAAATACAATCGCTATGGCTCTTTCTAAATCTACACCTTTATTTGGGTACTTTGCTGCAAAATTTGTAGAAACCGACGTATTTAGAAGCTCCACAGATAAAATGAAAGAAAATGTTAAAAAAGGAATGGGGGGTGTTTGGGCAAGTTTAAAAGGATTATCAAGAGGAGCAGCAGAATCTATAAGTAATATTATTCCAAGAAAAAAAGGAAAAGTCCAATACTCCGAAGAATCAAAATTAGCATTAGGAGATATATCAACAAGTATTGAAAATTTAAAAAGTAAATTTGAAAATATTCCAAAACTTCAAGAAGGTGGATATGTTGAAAAAGGTGGGTTAGCTAAAATCCATCCGGCTGAAGTTGTCATGCCTATAGAAAAAATTCTTGAAAGAATTGATCAAAGTTCTCAACCACAAAAAGAGTTGTCTCTTAAATTAGGTGAAAGTATATCTTTAATGTCTAAAAGATATGCGCGAGCTGAAACTTATGTAGGTTATCAAAAAACAGAAGGAAAAGGATTTATTAAAGATTTTATTGAAGCTTTTAAAATAGCTCAAGATGAAGAAGGTAGAAGTTGGCAAGATAGAATGTTAAAAGCAGTACTTGAATTAAAAGTTGGTTTAATTGGAATGACTTCACGATTAAGAATAGCTTGGCAAACTATGTTATTAGAACATCCAGTTATGCGAAACATGATTATGTTTGGTCAAACAATGAAAACTGCTTTTACTGGGGGATTAAGATTTTTATTTGGTGCTAAAGGTGGAGCTGCGAGTAGATTAGCTCGAGCCCAACGAACATCAAATGTTTTTGATAAAATTGTTAATGTTCTTTCTGTAATGTATATGGATTTTTTACCAAAAATTTCTAATATACAAAAGTATTTAAAAGAATCTCTTGAATTTCAAACAGGAAAAGAATCTAAAGAATCTAAAGAAAAGACTTGGACAGTTTTTGATAAAATAAAAGATTTTATGGAAGGTAAGAAAGATACTAAAACTTCTTTTAAAGATAAAATTTTAAGTGCTTTAGATGTTCCAGAAGAAGCTTCAAAATATATGGGCAGAGGTGGATTAAAAGGTTTAGCTCATGATATAGGTTTTACACGAGAGAATATAAGAGAAAGAGTAAAACCAACAGATAATATTTTTTCAAGAGAAGAAAGAGCAAAAAGAAAAGCTGAAAAAAATGGAATACCAGGTCATGCAATTGGTGGAATAATGAAAGAAACTGGGCAAATTTTAGCTCATCGTGGAGAAATTATTCTGCCAGTTCGAAAAGTATTTGAATTAATTGGAAGTTTTGCAAAATCAACAAAAGATTTAATAAAAAATTTTAAACTTTCTCGTCCACAAAAAAAGAAAAAATTTCCATTTGAATTTGCAAAACCTGACTTTACAAAAATGGCTAAATCAACAGAAACTATTTTTTCTTTTTTTACAAAATTAACACAATATAGATTTAATAAATTTAATAAAAAACAAGAAAGAAGAGAAGAAAAATTTGAGAAAAAACAAAGAACTCAAGGAATGAAATTTGAAAAAAAATATTCAAAAAGAATGGGTAAAGTTAATAAAATTATTGACAAGTTTTTTAAAAAATCTCAGAAAAGTCAAGAACGATTTGAAAGAAAATCAGAAAAAACTAAAATACATAGAGAAAGAAAATTTGAAGAACATAGTTCTCGAATAGATAAATTAAAAGAATCATTAGATAAAAAATCTACTAGAAAAACTTCATGGTTAAAAGAAAAATTTACTATAAATACGGCCCGTAAACAAGCTTCTATATTTAATAAAGGATTAAAACAACAATCAGATATACAAAAAGAAACAAATAAAAAAATATTAAAATATCAAAAATCTCAAGCTAATAAAGTTTTGAAACTTCAAGGAAGAATAATGGGTAAGCATGGTAAATATTTTAAATGGATTTTCAAAAAACAAAAAGCTGGGGAAAATAGAGAATTAAAGAAAAGAACTAAACTTGAAAAACTTCAAGATAAAATTAGAAAAAAAGAAATGTCTGTATTAAAAAAAACTGAAAAGTTAAAAATGAAAATGGAAAAACGTGAATTAAAGTTTAAAGAAAAATTAGCAACAACAGAAGCAAAAATAAAAATGAAAGAGCTTACTCGTACTGCAAAAATGGAAGGAAAATTAAAATTTGCAGAAGCAAAACAAAAAGCAAAAATGGAAGCAATGAAAAAGAAACGTGAGCTTATTGCAATGAAACCTTTTTTAAAGGCAAAAGAAAAAGCTGCTAAAAAAGAAATGAAATTAAAAATGATAGAAATGAAAGAAAAAACAAAGAAAATGAAAAAAGAAGCAAAAGTTCAAGAAAGAATATTAAAACAAAGATTAAAAGATGCAAGAGCCGAACAATGGAAAACAAGAAAACAAATGTTAAGTCAAAGATGGAAACAGTTAAATGATCTTCCCAAAAAAATATCGGAGTTTAAAGATTCATCTAAAAAACAATTTAAATCAAGAATGGATAATGCTAAAGCTCAACTTGGAAGTCTTTCTAAAATTAAAAAAGCTCAATTTGTTATAGTAGATAAATTTAGTTGGCTTGGAAAAACTTTGAAAAAAATTGGAGGAGGAATATGGAAATATATTATGATGGGAATAAGTGCTATTGGTACTTTGTTTAGTCCTTTAATGTCAAAGTTAACTTTAATATTAGCACCCATAGGAGCTTTTGTTACATGGCTTTCTAAAAGTGCTATTGGGAAAATGTTAGGAATGGGGGCTAAAGGAGTCGCTGCTGGCGCTGTCGGTGGAGCTATGACAATTTTCGATATGTTTAGAGGTGCTAAAAAAAGTAAAGAATGGGGAACTTCTAAAATGGGTGGTGTGCTCGGTGGAGCTCTTG